GAAGGTGATAGAGATTGCGCTGAATGATGACCACCCAGGCCAAATGGCCGCCTTGAAGATGTGTTTGGATCGGACGCTACCGATCACCTTGTTTGACAAGGAAGCCAAGCAAAGGAATGCGGTAACGATTAACATCACGGGCATTGGTGAGGTCAACCATGCCCATACGATTGAAGCTGAAGATGTGGAGGATAAAAATGGCTGATATGTTTGGTGATTTGCAGGGAATGGGGCTTACCCCACAGGAAATTAACAAAGTTGCCTACCATCGGCAAAACCTTGGAAACCCTTTTATAAACCAAGAGGGTAACCCAATGACCATCTATGCCACGGGGATTCAGATTCCTGAAGGCAAAGATAAGGGTAAGTTTGTGTCCGTCCCTGGCTATGTGGGTGGTCGCATTGTTACGGACGAAGATCAGTTATACGACATTTGGAAGAAAGATATCCAAAGTGGCAAATGGCCTGTGTACGAAACTGCTGAAAAACTAAACGCTAGGGATGCTTGGTTGCATCAGATCATGGATAAAGACATGGCTCAATACTTTGAGCAAGAACGCCTAAAGCAACCATATCAGCAATTTGAAAACCTTAACTACCAAGACCCATTCTTGACTATCAAATGAGTGATCTAAACTTCTCCCTTCTCCCTTGGCAACAGGATGTTTTTGCTGACAAGACGAGGTTTAAGGTTGTGGCGGCTGGCCGAAGGTGTGGCAAGTCTAGGTTGGCGGCAACGACATTGATTATTGAGGCGTTGAAGTGTCCGCAGGGTTCGGCGGTGCTGTATGTGAGTCCTACGATGGGGCAGTCTAGGCAGATTATTTGGGATTTGTTGTTGGATATTGGTCGAGAGGTGATCCAAGGTAGTCATGTAAACAACTTGGACATCACCATGATCAATGGTGCAAAGATTTATGTCCGAGGTGCAGACAGACCTGATACCTTACGTGGTGTGTCTCTGACTTACGCTGTACTGGATGAGGTGGCAGACATTAAGCCAGAGGCGTGGGAGCAAGTTATTAGGGCATCGCTCTCAGACCGCAAGGGTAGAGCGATGTTTATAGGCACTCCGAAGGGTAGGAATTGGTTCTATGACCTTTTCAAACTTGGCGAGATTGAGGAAGATTCTGATTGGAAGTCTTGGCACTTCACCACCCAAGACAATCCTTTGATTGACCCTACTGAGATTGAGTCAGCCAAGAAAACCCTGTCTACCTTTGCTTTCAAGCAAGAATATATGGCGAGTTTCACCAATGCTGGTAGCAATATCTTCAAGGAAGAATGGATCAAGTACGGCGAAGAGCCTGAATATGGCAGTTACTACATAGCCTGTGACTTGGCAGGCTTTGAGGAAGTTGCCAAGCAAGCAGCGAATTCCAAGAAAAGGTTGGATCAGACAGCTATTGCTGTTGTGAAGGTAACGGATGATGGGAAGTGGTTTGTAAAAGAGATAGTCTTTGGCCGTTGGGACATCCGTGAGACTGCGGCAACGATCCTATTGAAGATGCGGGAGTACCGACCGCTATCTGTAGGAATTGAGAAAGGTGCGCTAAAAAACGCAGTTTTGCCATATTTATCTGACTTAATGCGTAAAAATAATGTATATTCGCACATAGTTGACTTAACTCACGGCAACAGGAAAAAGGCTGACAGAATTATCTGGAGTCTCCAAGGGCGGTTTGAGCATGGGCGTATTGTGCTGAACTCTGAGGAGGATTGGGATGAATTTAAAGATCAACTTCTTTTATTTCCCGCCATTGGAGTGCATGATGATTTGCCAGATGCTTTGTCATATATAGATCAGATGGCTGTCACCTCTTACTTTGTAGATGACCAAGAAGATGAGTGGGAGCCTGTGGACATAATTAGTGGGGTTTAAATGGCAACAGACAAACTAGAGCAAAACGAATTTTATGAGCCAACTGAGGCTGATAAAGAGTTGACGGCTTTTGTGACAGACCATTGCAATCGTTGGCGTGAATACAGAGATACCAACTTTCTCCCACAATACCTAGAGTACGAGCGCATCTTCCGTGGTCAATGGGCTTCTGAAGACAAAACCCGTGAATCTGAGCGTTCACGCATCGTTACCCCTGCCACCCAACAAGCAGTAGAGACACGCCATGCTGAGATCATGGAAGCAATCTTTGGTCAAGGCGAGTTCTTTGACATTGAAGATGACATTAGAGACTACAACGGCAACCCCATAGATGTTGAGATAATTAAGGCTCAACTGATGGAAGACTTCAAGAAAGACAAAATCAGGAAGTCCATTGATCAAATTGAGTTGATGGCTGAAATCTATGGCACAGGCATAGGCGAGATTGTTGTCAAGACTGAGAAAGAATACGTCCCTGCCACCCAAGCCATTCCTAATATGCAAGGGCAAGCAGCTATCGGTGTCATGGAAAAAGACCGCATTGGCGTGAAGATCATGCCTATCAATCCCAAGAACTTCTTGTTTGACCCAAATGGCACATCCATTGATGACTGTATGGGAGTGGCTATCGAGAAGTACATCTCGATTCACAAGATTGTCCAAGGCATAGAGCGTGGTATCTATCGCAAGGTTGATATTGGTACTGCTGGCGAGGATACAGACTTAGAGCCTACCCAAGAGGTTAGCCAGTATCAGGACGAGAAGGTTCTTCTGCTGACTTACTATGGTTTAGTCCCAAGAGAGTACTTGAACAATCTCAAGGAAAACAAAGACATTGTTGAGTTGTTTCCTGAGAACTCTGTGGCTGAAGACTACTCAGACATGGTGGAAGCGATTGTTGTGATTGCCAATGATGGGCAGCTGCTCAAAGCAGAAGAAAACCCGTACATGATGAAGGATCGGCCTGTTCTAAGTTATCAGGATGACACAGTACCGAATCGCTTACTTGGCAGAGGCACAGTAGAGAAGGCGTTCAATATGCAAAAGGCTATTGATGCTCAGACCCGTAGCCACTTAGATTCCTTGGCATTGACCACCAGCCCCATGATTGCGATGGACGCAACCAGACTCCCAAGAGGGATGAAGTTTGAGGTAAAGCCAGGCAAAGCGATCCTCACCAATGGCGCACCTTCAGAGATTCTCTATCCCTTCAAGTTTGGTCAAAGCGACCCCAACAACTTGGCTACTGCCAAAGACTTTGAGCGTATGTTGTTGCAAGCAACTGGAACTCTTGATTCCCAAGGCATGATTAGCAATGTGGCTAGAGATGGTGGCCAAGGCGGTATGTCTATGGCTGTCGCTTCTATCATCAAGAAGTACAAACGCACTTTGGTGAACTTCCAAGAGGATTTCTTGATCCCGTTTATCCAAAAAGCGGCTTTCCGCTATATGCAGTTCGACCCAGAGCGTTATCCTTCTGTCGATATGAACTTCATTCCTACGGCTACGCTTGGAATTATTGCTAGAGAGTACGAGCAACAGCAGTTTATTGGGCTGTTGCAGACGCTTGGCCCGAACACCCCTGTCTTGCCAATCATCTTGAAAGGAATTTTGACCAATTCAAGCCTATCTAACAGGTATGAGTTGATACAGATGTTGGACAAGATGAGCCAACCTGACCCACAAGCACAAGAGATGGAGCAAGTTAAGCAACAATTAGCTTTGCAAGCAGCTCAAGCGCAGATTGCGGTCAACACTACACAGGCAGAACAGAATCGTGCAGAGGCTACCAAGTTGTCTGTTGAGGCTCAGTTGATGCCACAAGAGGTGCAAGCCAAAATGAGTGCATCTTTGACTAAGAATTTGCCAAGTGAGGCAGATGCTAACCAAAGAGAGTTTGATAAAAGGGTTAAGATTGCTGAATTGATGCTCAAAGAAGCAGACATCAAGAATAAGAGCAAAATTGTTGAGTTACAGATGGCGAATAAACAAGAAAACCTTGCAAAAGTCGAGAATGACTTTCTTGAAGAGTTATCTGGGAGCCTAAGAAGATGAGTGACATCATTCCAAACCTAGAAGACATGACGGATGCTGAGAAGAAGGCGGCACTTGACGCTATTCAGCTATCTATTGCCAAGTCAAAAGAGGTTCAAAAGCAACGCATTGGTGAGAACGTCAACCTAGTTATTGATGCCTTAAAGAAAATTGAAGCCGACATCCAATCTCGTTATGACTTAGTGGGAAACACACTAGAGAAGCGAGTTGCCTCCATTAAAGACGGAAAAGACGGAAAAGATGGAAGGGATGGCAAGAATGGAAAAGATGGACGTGATGGAAAACAAGGCGTTCAAGGAGTTAAAGGCGAGAATGGACGCGATGGGCGTGATGGAATCGATGGTAATGATGGTATTGGTGTCTCCTTTGCTCGTATCGATTTTGATGGTAGCCTTGTCATTGGCTTGTCTAGTGGTGTTGAACTCAATGTTGGTGAAGTTGTTGCTCCTGATCTTGCGGAACGCATCAAAGTCATTACTAATGGTGGCGGCACTTCTCAGTCTGTCCTTGATACTCTAGCCTCCCTACAAACACAGATAACAAACCTGATTCCTAGTCAAACAGGAAATGCAGGCAAGTTCCTAACTACCAATGGAACATCAACTTCTTGGGCATCTGTTGCTGGTGGTCTAAGTTACCAAGGCACTTGGAACGCATCTACTAATACACCTACATTGGCGAGTGGAGTGGGTGTAAATGGCTATTACTACATAGTTGCAACGGCTGGTTCTACTAACCTTGACGGCATAACTGATTGGCAAATTGGCGATTGGTTACTGTTTAATGGGACTAATTGGCAAAAGATTGACCAGAGCAACCTAGTTACTTCTGTTAACGGACAAACTGGTGCGGTATCGGTTGGAACTGTGACAAGTGTGGCAGCTACGGCTGGCACAGGCATCAGCATTACAGGTAGCCCAATCACATCAAGTGGCACTCTGACCATTACAAACTCTGCTCCTGATCAGACTGTTTCGTTGACTGCAAGCACAGGCATCTCAACGAGTGGCACATACCCCAACTTCACGATTACCAATAGCGCACCAGATCAGACTGTGAGCCTGACTGCTAGTACTGGTATCAGCACATCAGGAACTTATCCTAACTTCACTATCACCAACTCTGCGCCTGACCAAACAGTTGCGTTGACTGCTGGCACAGGAATTAGTACAAGTGGCACTTATCCTAACTTTACGATCACTAACTCTGCACCAGATCAGACTGTTGCATTGACGGGAGCAGGGACAACTAGCATTACGGGAACATATCCCAACTTTACAGTTACTTCCAATGATGCGTATACGGGAACTGTTACATCTGTAACTGCTGGCACAGGCTTAACTGGTGGCACGATCACAACGAGTGGAACTGTTGCATTGGCAACAAGTGGAGTGACTGCGGGTAGTTACACAGCAACCAACATTACTGTGGATACCTATGGGCGCATTACTTCTGCGGCAAATGGTACGGCTGGCGCAAGCATTAGCAACGATACAACTACATCGACTAACCTATATCCATTGTTTGCGGCAGCTACCTCTGGTACTCCCTCAACAGTTTATACAAGTAATGCAAAGTATTTGTATAAACCAAGTACGGGTGAGTTAAAGGTAGATGTGCCTGTTGCTGGCAACGGCATCATGGTGAACTCAACAACAGTAAGCACAAGTTACACGATAGCATCTGGCACAAACGGATTCTCTGTTGGGGCAATCACAATTGCAAGTGGTCAAGCGGTAACTGTTGCCTCAGGCCAGCGTTGGCTAATACTTTAAGGAACAAGAATGGCTTATGGCGTTGTAAATGCAGACTTGATGACCACTTCAGACGGAGTAAGTTCGTCTGGTTTGTATGGGTTTAAAAATAGAATTCTGAACGGCCAGATGGTGATAGACCAGCGTAATGCGGGGGCTAGTGTTACTCCTACAGATGGACAATACACTTTAGACAGATGGAAAGGTTTTGCTTCCCAAACATCTAAATACACAGTTCAACAAAATGCTGGCTCAGTTACCCCGCCAGTAGGTTTTACAAATTATTTAGGCGTAACTTCATCTTCTGCTTATTCGGTTGGAACTAACGACTATTTTGCTATAGTGCAATTGATTGAAGGTTACAACACAGCAGACTTAAACTGGGGAACTGCAAACGCACAAACAATCACAATATCATTTTGGGTGCGTAGTTCGTTAACAGGCACATTCGGTGGTGCTCTGAATAATAGCGGTTCAGCAAGAAATTATCCTTTCACTTACACAATTAGTTCTGCTAATACATGGGAACAAAAATCAATCACTATTACTGGCGATACTTCAGGAACTTGGCTTACTACTAATGGCGTTGGCATACAAGTAAATATTGGATTGGGTGTAGGAACAACATATAGTGGAACTGCGGGGGCTTGGGCGGCTGGAAATAAAGTTTCTGCGACAGGCGCAGTTTCAGTCGTAGGAACATCAGGTGCAACCTTCTATCTGACGGGGGTAATGCTAGAAAAAGGCTCAACAGCAACAAGTTTTGATTACCGACCTTATTCTGCGGAACTTGCTATGTGCCAGAGGTACTATTACAGAATAAAAGCAGTTGATGGGTCAACACTATTTGGTAGTTCTTTTAATTACGGCACTACAAGTGCAATTGGATATATCAAATTTCCCGTAGATATGAGAACCAATCCAACTGCATTAGAACAAAGTGGAACTGCTACTGATTATCGTGTTTTTTACTCTACAGCCTCTACGAATTGTAGTAGCGTCCCTACATTTGATTCTGGTACAGTATTTGGAGCATCCGCAACTTTTACTGTTGCATCGGGTTTAACAGGTGGGCAGGGGAGTATGTTAAGGGCTAATACTTCCTCTGCATATCTTGGATGGAGTGCTGAATTATGATTTACAAATTACTTCAAAAAACTACTGGTGGTGTGCAAATACTTGCCCGTATTGACGATGACAATGTTTGCCGTGTGACTTGCACAGAACATGATGAGCAATATTTAGCATGGGTGGCTGAAGGCAATCAGCCAGAACCAGCAGAGGAACAATAATGGCTACTAGCGTTTATTGGATTCACCACCCTGACCATACTGATATGTTCAGTCAGGGATACATTGGTGTGTCTAATGATACAGAAAGACGCTTTACAGAGCATTTACGCAAAAAACAAAATAGACATCTTAACTTTGCAATTAAGAAGCATGGCTGGGACAACTTAGTGAAGAAAACTATATTGATAGCCGATGAGTCTTACTGCCTTGACATTGAAGCAAAACTACGTCCAAGCGAAGCAATTGGTTGGAATATTATTTGTGGAGGTGGTAAACCGCCAGCACGATATGGCAACAAAGACCGACTCGGTATACCTGGCGTGTGGAAGGGGAAGAATCTTTCAGAAGAACATTGCAAGAAACTCAGCGAGTCCCACCTTGGAAAGTCCCCATCAAACAAAGGACAAGTTGGAATGCAAGTTGCATGGAACAAGGGAAAGAAATGGTCGGAAGAGACTAAAAAAAAGATGAGCGAATCAAGGCGTGGCATCTTGCATTCTGATGAAACAAAAGCCAAGATGTCTGCCGACAGGATGGGTAAGTGTCCGTACACTATGAACGATGAAGTAAAAGAAAAAATAAGAAAAACTTTGCTTGCTTATAACGTAAAACGAAAAGCAGAAAAACTAATGCAAATTGAAGGAAAACAATAATGCCTAACGTGATAAATGCCACGTCCACAGGAAATGGCGGGTTGATAACGCAGGGTGACGATTCGGGCATCCTAAACATACAGACAAACGAGACTACTGCGATTACTGTTGATGCTAGTCAGCAAGTTGGCATAGGTGGAACGCCTGTAAAAACACTATCTATTTTGCCTACTTCTATTCGCAGAATGGACTTTTATGTCCGTGACCCAGGGGTTGATGATTCTTTAGTTATTCGTAGTCAACACGCTACCAATAATAATATTAGGGACATGATTTTAGAAGGAAATAATGTAAAAGTTTTTACAGGTGCAGACTCAGGAAGTTCTGGTTCAGAGCGTATGCGTATTGACTCCAGCGGTAATGTAATGGTGGGGAGTACATCACGAGTTAACGATTCAATATTAAGCGCAACACAATCTGCAAACACTGGTGGCTTAGGTGTTCTCGCATCAAATGCTAGTTATTCCGCAACAGTAATTTGCGGTTCTACATCAAGAGCATCAAGTTCTAATTTTGACTTTCTTGGAATGTACACTAATGGAACTTCGACTGCACAGTTCCGTGTAGGCGGAAATGGTGTAATTTATGCCCAAAATACATCCGTTCAATCAATTTCAGACCAAAGGCTAAAAGAAAATATCCGTGATTCATCGGATGGATTGGCTGTAGTTAATGCTTTGCGCCCTGTTCGTTACGACTGGAAAAAAGGGTATGGAAATGACCAAAAAAATCAACTTGGTTTTATTGCTCAAGAAATAGAAACTGTATTTCCAGAATCCGTTAGTGAATGGCAAATTAACAAAGATGAAGAAACAACTTACAAAACTGTTGGCCCATCCGCCTTAATTCCAGTTCTTGTCAAAGCAATCCAAGAACTCAAGGCTATAAACGACACACAAGCCGAAACAATCAACGCACTAACCGCCCGAATTGTGGCACTCGAAGGGCAGTAATATGGCACTCGTCTTAGATGGAAGTTTGGGAGTCACATTCCCAGTAACAGCGGGTAGTGCTTCTGCGGTGCAAGCATCTTCTGGTAGGGTGTTGCAAGTGGTGCAAGCAACCTATGCAACACAAGTTGACACAACAAGCACAAGTTATGTAACGACAGGGTTAACTGCAACCATAACGCCATCTAGTTCAACAAGCAAAGTTTTCATAATTGTTAGCAATGTAATTCGAGCAAATAGTTTGGGCGATTGTAATTGGACTGTATTTAGAGGTACTGTATCAGGAACAAATTTAGCGAGTTCAGGATATTTTGTTTATGGAACAGCAACGGCTGGTTCTAGTACTGTTGTTACTGGAATTAGTATTAATTATTTAGATTCCCCCGCAACAACCTCTGCAACAACTTACACATTAGGGTTTAAAAGTTCAGGAGTTTCAGTAACTAGTCAACACGGCAGTACAACCGCAACAATGACACTTATGGAGATAGCCGCATGAACAAACATGAAGCAATTCGTGCAGTCAATTCTTCTGTCGTTACTATCCGTGGTGACGATGCTTTTGATGCTGATGGCAACCCCGTTACCTATGACGAAACAGCAGTTCAAGCCTACATTGATGCTCATGCCTACATAGCCAAACGCCAAGCGGAATATCCCCCGTTTACTGATTATTTGGATGGCATAGCCAAAGGTGACCAAGCACAGATTGACAAATACATAGCCGACTGCCAAGCGGTTAAGGAAAAGTATCCGAAATGACCCCAGAGCTGCAAAAGTACTACGAAAATCGGTTCTCTACGATGGGAACTGATGGGTGGCTTGACTTAATGGAAGATATTGACAACATGATTGCATCATTGAACAATATCAGTACAATCCCTGACGAAGCGACTTTGCACTTTAAAAAGGGCGAGTTGTCAATTCTGACATGGCTGAGAACCTTGAAAGAGGTCAGCGAAAGAGCATACGAGGAATTGAATGAGAAGAATATTTGAATTTGCCTGTGAAAACGGGCATAAAACCGAAAGATTCTGTGATTATGAGACACAGAATTTTAGGTGCGAGTGCGGAGATACAGCCAACCGCATATTAAGTGCGCCAGCCTTTAGGTTGGAGGGGTGGTCTGGTTCTTTCCCATCAGCGCATGGGAAGTTCGAGAAAAGCCATCTCGACAAGTTGAAGTCTGAACGTAAGCAAAACTCGTAACAAGCGCGAGTTAAATGTCCTGAGAACGATCAAAACGCAGGAAAAAGGAAAAATATGTTGATTGACAAAGAAGATGAGACGCTAAGTGAGTTAGACGCAGTTGAGGAACAAAAACAAACCCAACTCCCTGAAACAGAGCCACTCGCCCAAATACCCGACAAATATCGGGAAAAGTCTTTGGAAGATGTGGTCAAAATGCACCTTGAGGCTGAAAAGTTAATCGAGAGGCAAGGTAAGGAAGTCGGTGAGATTCGTAAACTGGCAGATGAACTTATAAAGCAAAACCTTAGTTCTAACAAACAACCTATTGAGAAAGATGAGCCTGAAGTAGATTTCTTTGAGAATCCTAAAGAGGCAATTCGTAAGACAGTAGACCAACATCCCGATGTAGTTGCGGGTCGCCAAGCGGCAAACGACTTCAAGAGGATGCAGATACAGCAGAAGTTAACGCAAGAACATCCTGACTATGTGCAGATTGTTCAAGACCAAGACTTTGTGAATTGGGTGAAATCCTCACCTGTTCGCCTAGACTTGTTTGCGAAGGCAGATGGTGCATTTGACTACGATAGTGCTAACGAGTTGTTGTCAACATTTAAGCAGTTGAGGGGCGTGAAGGTTAAGCAAGCGAGTGAGTCTGGAGAGACAACCCGTAAGAATAACTTGAAGGCGGCAACTGTGGATGTAGGCGGTTCTGGGGAGAGTTCAAAGAGAGTTTATCGAAGGGCTGACCTTATTCGGCTGAAGATGACAGACCCGAACAGATACGATGCTTTGAGTGAGGAAATCATGCAAGCATACGCAGATGGACGGGTTAAGTAATTAACCTATCGTTTTTTGGAGATTTAACATGGCAACAGCATTTAGCCCGACCAATTCGGTCACAACCACCACCTCGGCAACGTTCATTCCTGAAATTTGGAGTGATGAGATTATTGCCGCCTACAAAAAGAACCTCGTTGTCGCAAATGCGGTAATGAAGATGAACTTCAAGGGCAAGAAGGGTGATGTGGTTCATATCCCTGCACCTACCCGTGGTTCAGCCTCACTAAAAGCCGCTGAGACAGCAGTCACTTTGATTGCCGCCACAGAGACTGAAGTGCAAGTGTCTATCAACAAACACTATGAATATAGCCGTTTGATCGAAGACATCGTAGAAGCCCAAGCCTTAAACAGCCTGCGTAACTTCTACACAGCAGACGCTGGCTATGCCTTAGCCAAGCAAGTCGATACTGATTTGATCCAATTGGGTCGTGCTTTCAATGGCGCAACTGTGGGAACAAATGACTATGCGACAAGCAATACAACTACTAAGGCTTTCATTGGTGGTGATGGCACTACTGCTTATAACAGCACAAGTAGCAATGCTTCTGCATTGACAGATGCCGCTATCCGCAGAACCATCCAACGCCTTGATGACAATGACACTCCTATACAGAGCAAGCATTTGTGGGTAATGGAGATGCAATCCGCAATGGTGAAATTGGTCAACTCTATGGTATCCCTGTGTTTACCACTTCAAATGCTGATACTGGTGCTGGTAACTCTGGTGCTGATCGTATCTGCTTGATGGGTCACCGCGATGCTATGGTTTTGGTTGAGCAAATTGCTGTTCGTTCACAAGTGCAATACAAGCAAGAATACCTTGCCACATTGTTCACTTCTGACACTTTGTATGGAGTGAAGGCAGTTCGTACAGCAGCTACTACTGGTGCGGCTTTGTCTTCATCTGCGTTTGCTTTGGCAGTACCAGCCTAATTGCAGTTGCGCCCCCTGCCCTAGTGGTAGGGGGACTTTTTTAACTAATTAGGAGAAAATACATGGCAACCGCATCCGCAGTAACAAGTCGCAGAGGAAATGACCAATTCCGTGGCATTTTCAGCGATACATGGGCTGTAACAGCAACTTTGAACGCTGGTTCTTTGGTTGATGGCGCAGGCGAGACTGATGACATTACGATCCCAGGCGTTGCCTTGGGTGACATGGTTATCGGTGCATCTTTAGGCGTTGATTTGGTAGGTTTGACTGTGACAGGTTATGTCTCAGCCGCAGATACTGTCAAATTCCGTATCCAAAACGAGTCTGGCTCAACCGCTGACTTGGCATCCACCACTATGCGAATTGTTGTAGTTCGTATGGTCTAAAGATCGGGGGGACTTGTCCCCCCTTTCTTCATTAAGGAATTAAATGGCTTTGTTCAGATGCAATCAAAGTGGGACAGTTGTAGAGTTCAGAGATGACTACGACATTAAAACCATGAAAACCAATTCCGAATACACAGAGGTTGATACTTCTGCTGCTATTGAGGTGGTAAAAGTTGATGAAACAAAGCAGACATTAACTTTGAAGAAACCTATGGGTAGACCCCGTAAGGAATTACTGGTATGAGTGATATTGATGCTAGAGATTTTGGCAAGTTAGAGGCACAGGTTGCCTCCTTGCAGACTGAGGTTCACCAGCTGGCCAATGATGTCAAGGCACTCCTTGAGTTGGCAAACAAGTCAAAAGGTGGATTTTGGATGGGTATGACCATCGCTTCTATGGCTGGTGGCGTAATCACTTTTGTTGCTGGAAAACTACTTAGATAAGGGGAAATCCTATGCCTATGGTCGGAAAAAAGAAATTTGCTTACTCTGAAAAGGGCGAGAAAGAGGCTAAAGAGTATGGCAAGAAAAAGGGTATGCCTGTGACCATTGTGGTTGCTGTTGGCAAACAAAGGGCTATGCCCCAACGTGGTCAACGTACTGCTACGAACATGATGAAGAAAACAGGTCGTGGTAAATGAAAAAGACCAAAGCACAAGCCAAGATTAGCAAAGTCATGCGTGAGTACAAGGCGGGTGAGTTGCACTCAGGCAAGGGTGGCAAGGTTGTCAAGTCTCAGAAACAAGCCATCGCAATTGCCCTATCAGAGGCTGGAAAGGCGAAGAAGAAATGAAACAAGGACTCTATGCCAATATCAATGCCAAACAAGCAAGAATTAAAGCAGGCTCTGGCGAGAAGATGCGTAAGGTTGGTAGCAAAGGTGCGCCAACTGCTGAAGCATTTAGACAATCGGCTAAAACCGCAAAGAAGCCAAAAAAGGTGAAGTAGATGAAATCTCCAACTTGGCAAACAAAAGCTGGTCAAAATCCAAAAGGCGGCTTGAATGCCAAGGGAAGAGCGTCTTATAATAGTGAAACTGGTGGTAATTTAAAAGCACCAGTTAAATCGGGGGATAACCCCCGCAGAGCAAGTTTCTTGGCTCGTATGGGCAATATGGCTGGTGCTGAGTACAAGAATGGTGAACCGACAAGACTGCTTCTTTCGCTTAAAGCATGGGGTGCATCCTCAAAGGCTGACGCAAAGGCAAAAGCCAAGTCTATTTCCGAACGAAATAAGGCAAAGGCAAAATGAGAGCATTATCGGTTGGTATTAGTCCCACAGCGGCAGTAGACACAACAGTCTATACCTGTCCCAAGGGCTACTACGCCAAATTTACTGTAATGTACATTCACAATACAGGCGGCTCTACCAAACACATAACTGTTCAATGGTTTGACGCAAGTGCTAGTAGCACTCTTGATATATTGACTCAATACACTTTCACATCAAAAAACTATCTTCAATTTGATGGTGGTGCGTATATTGTTCTTGAAGAAGATGACAAAATCAAAATAACTACTGAGTCGGGCAGTACATTCAGTTTTATAGCAACCTTTGAAGAAATAGGATTGACAAGACAATGACCTACTTAGAACTGATTAACGATGTCTTGGTTCGGTTGCGTGAGACAACAGTCTCTACTAACGCAGAAACCTCCTATTCCACTCTGATTGGCAAGTTTGTCAATGATGCCAAGCGTCAAGTAGAAGATGCATTTGGTTGGAATATCTTGGGTCAAACCATCACAGTAACCACGGCAGCTAGTACTGCTTCCTACTCCCTTACGGGGGCTGGCCAAAAGTTCCAAGTGCAAGATGTTATCAACACAACAAGCAACATAAGTCTCACAAACATTAACTTTGTGGACATGAATCGCAAGCAAAACTTTCTCCCATTGGTGAACGCAATTCCAACAGAGTTTGCCTTTGATGGCGTGGATGGCTCTTACGATACTAAAGTCACCCTGTTCCCAATCCCTAATGGTGTATACACAATCAAGTTTTCCTTGGTTGTCCCACAAGCCACTTTGTCTGCGGATGGTACTGTGGTGAAAGTGCCTGATGTTTTGGTGGCACAAAATGCCTATGCCCGTGCATTGGTTGAGCGTGGTGAAGATGGTGGACTAACCTCTTCAGAGGCTTATGGGCTATACAGATCAATGCTGTCAGACTATATTGCTCTTGAGGGTACTCGTTATCCTGAGACAGGGGAGTTTGTGGCAATATGAGCCAAGCAATACAAACCTCTAGCATCTCAGCGCCAGGCTTCTACGGGCTGAACACCCAAGATTCGCCTTTGGACTTGAATCAAGGTTTTGCGCTTGTTGCCACCAATTGCATCATTGACCAATACGGACGCATCGGTTCACGTCAAGGGTGGTCTAGGGTCAACGCATCTAGTGGCAATTTAGGTGCTAATGATGTCAAGGTAATACATGAGTTAATCCAAGCAGATGGCTCTTTAACTGTGCTGTTCGCTGGCAACAACAAGTTATTCAAACTAGGTGCATCCAATGTTGTTACAGAATTGACCTATGGGGGAGGGGGGTCTGCTCCTACCATCACGGCAAGCAACTGGCAATGTGTATCCTTAAATCAAATCACATACTTTTTCCAATCTGGGTATAACCCATTGATATACGACCCCGCTGTGAGTACTACTACTTATAGGCGTGTGTCTGAGAAAAGTGGTTATGTACTGCGGGGCATATTTGGGCTACTGGTACTGCTGGTAGTCTAGATGTCTCTAGGGTGTGGCCTAACGGCTCAGATGAGATTACGGGTTTGGCGGCACACAATGGATTCTTGTTTATCTTTGGTAAGCGTCAAATCTTGGTTTATGCCAATGCAACCACTCCATCCACAATGACCTTGAGCGACACAATTGAGGGCATAGGTTGTATTGCTAGAGACAGTATTCAAACAACGAGTACAGATGTGTTGTTCTTGTCTAACTCTGGTGTCAGATCGTTGATGAGAACAATCCAAGAGAAGTCTGCGCCTGAGAGGGACTTATCTAAGAATATACGTAATGACTTGATGGGAACTGTGGCGGGTGAGACGTTAGCCAACATTAAGTCTGTTTACTCTGAGAGACAAGCGTTTTACTTGTTGGTAACCCCAAGCATTGACACTACATGGTGTTTTGATACAAAGGCTTTCTTGCCAGATGGTGCGGCGAGGGTTACGACTTGGGACTCTATCACGCCAAAATCTTTTTTATCTAAGAGAGATGGTAGTTTGTTGGTTGGACAGAATGGTTATATCGGCTTATATAACACTTACCAAGATTACAACGAAGCGTATCGCTTTTTGTACTACACAAACCATGCAGACCTTGGTGATCAGAATGTAACTTCTATTTTGAAGAAGTTGTCGATTGTGGTGATTGGTGGAACAAACCAAGATGTGACATTTAAGTGGGGCTTTGACTTTAAGACCAACTATTTGTCAGACAACGCAAGTATTCCAGAGCAAGATGTTTACTACTATGGCATTGCTGAGTATGGTGCAAATGCGACTACTGTTGCGTATTACTCTGATGGTGTTGCTTTGCAGACATTGAATGTTTCTGCGTCTGGTGCGGGTAAGGTTGTACAAACAGGGTATGAGGCTGACATCAATGGTACAGCCTTGTCTATACAGAAAATTGAGATTCAAGCCAAGCGTGGCAAAGTAAGTTAAAGGAGATTATCTTGTCTGATTACACAAAAAGCACGAACTTTGCTACCAAAGATAACCTATCTTCTGGCAATCCTTTAAAGATTGTCAAGGGTACTGAGATTGATACAGAGTTCAACAACATTGCTACAGCTGTTGCAACCAAGGCAGATTTAGCATCTCCTACCTTTACTGGTACGCCTACATTGCCAACAGGCACGATTGCGGTTACTCAGAGTTCTGGAAGCAATACAACTACGATAGCAACTACTGCGTTTGTTCAGGCGGCTATTGCTTTGCTTTACCCTGTTGGCTCGGTCTATACAAATGCAAGTGTCAGCACCAATCCTGCTACTTTGCTCGGTTTTGGTACTTGGACAGCATTTGGCGCAGGGCGTGTCATGGTTGGCTTTGACTCTGGCAACTCTTTGTTTGATGCGGCAGAAGAAACTGGTGGTAGTGCAGATGCTATTACTGTAAGCCATACCCACACGGCTACAACAACATCAACGGACTCAGGTCACAGCCACGGCTCTACTGTTGGTAGTGGTTTTATTTCTAATGGTGGTAGTGAGCAATTGGCAGGCGGTAATAACCTAAACTTTGGCAGACCAAATACAACAGCAACAGCCACCGCTAGTATTTCATCTACAACAACAGTTGCATCTGCTGGCTCTAGTGGCACAAATGCTAACTATCAGCCGTACATAACTGTTTATATGTGGAAACGCACAGCATGATTGCAGAAGAAGTTATACAAGTCATTGATGGAACATTGGATGACATTGAAAACTTTGACGAGATTGCGTTGGAGCATTGGGAGTATTTCAAGAATAAAAAGCCAATGTTCAACAAGGAGTATCTTGGTAAGTTGCGTGTTGCAATAGCCAAGGATGAAGGAAAGACAATTGGGTATGCGTTTTATGGGTTCTTCAAAAGCCCCTATTACGATGAAACATGGTGTCAGATAGATATGTTCTTTTTGACTCCATCATGCAGAGGAAATGGGATAGGAAAGCAAATGTTTGATCTTGTTGAAGAAACTGCAAAGAACAATGGTTGTAAAAGACTTATTACGAGTTATAACTTGAAAGAGTCTTTAGAAATGTTTTACGAGAAACTCGGTTTTAATGCTACTCATGTAGCGGTAGCAAAGGAGATTTAATATGCCATTCTCAGCGGCGTTAGTTTTAGGTGGTGCAAACATAGTTGGTGGCGTGATGGCGGGTGATGCCGCCAAAAGTGCGGCTAACACCTCTGCACAAGCACAACTAGAAGCGGCACGAATAGCAGCTGATGCGGCTCGTTTTCGCCCTATTGGGACAACAACTCGTTTTGGCTCATCTCAGTTTGGGTTTGATCCGACTGGCCAATTAACAAGTGCTGGTTACACAGTATCTCCTGAACTACAACAATATCAGGATCAGTTACAAGCCCTATCGCAACAACAAATACAACAGGGCTTAATGGCTCCACAGCAGTACGCCCCTTTACAAGGTGCGGCTGGTGGGTTATTTAGTCTTGGTCAACAGTACTTGGCTCAAACTCCTGAACAAGCGGCTCAGAAATACATTGAACAGCAACAAAACTTGATTGCTCCTAGCCGTGAAAGACAGTATGCACAAGTACAAAACCAACTGTTTAATACAGGTCGTGGTGGTTTGTCAGTAGGCGCAACAGGATTGCGTCCAAGCGGCGGAATGGGACTTAGTGCGGCTAATCCTGAGATGGAAGCCTATTACAACGCATTGGCACAACAAGACTTACAACTTGCGGCTCAAGCACAAGAGGCTGGTCAACGGCAAACCGCATTTGGTGCTGGATTGTTGGGAAGTGGATCGCAATTGCTTGGTCAATATCAAGCTGGTCAAGTTGGCGCATTGTCACCATTCCAAACTTCCCTTGGCTTGGGTGGAACTATTGAGCAAATGGGACAACAAGGACTTCAAATTGGTAGTGAATTGGGTGGTCGCACCGCTAACGCTGGTGCTAATGTTGGTCAATCGTTACTACGAGGTGGATTAAGTGCCGCACAGACTGCACAAGCCGCTAATGCTTACAACCCATTGGCTAATGTTTTACAAGGTGTGGGAACTAACCCGTATTTAGGACAAGCAATTACGCAATACAGACAGCCATATGTAAATGCTCAACAACAAATGAATCAATATGGCGCAGAAAATGTGTATGGTTATGGCGGACAAGGAACAGTTCCAACATCCGTTGAGTGGGGCATTTAAGGAGTAATCAAATGGCAGAATCAATAATGAGCGGTTTGTTTGGAATAACTCCTGAAGCATACCAAGCAGAACAAAATCAACAGGCATTAGCACAATCAGCGCAATTGGCTCAACTCGATCCTTTTGCATCTGCTCGTACTAGCCTTATCTATGGTGGTAGACAGTTAGGGAGTGCTATCGGTGGCGCATTGGGTGCTGAAGACCCAATGTTGCGGAAGATTTCTGCACAGAATCAGATATTGCAAGGATTAGATATAACTAATCCACAATCAATTGCTAGTGGTATTGAAAGAGCGCAACAAGCAGGAATACCTGAGTTGGCATTTAAGTTGTTGGCTGTTCGTGATGACGCAATGAAGCGACAAGCAGTTTTGCAATCTCAGCAAAGAATGCAACAGGCTCAAGGTTTGTTGCCAAGCATATTAGTGCAAGGCACTCCAGAACAAGTAACACCTGAAAAGGTTATTGTTGATGAGGCTGCTGACACTTCTTATTTGCAACCAGCAACAAAGAAAGAAGCAACTCCAACAATGATTAACCAAAGAGTTGTTGAGCAATTAAGTGTTACACCAGAAGGACAAGCAGTTCTTGAAGGTTTCTACAAGGCGCAAAAATCTGGTAGTGAGGCAGATAAAGCGCAGGCAGAAGCAAATATCAAAATTGTTGAGGCTAGATATGCTCCTGAATCACAAAAAGCAAAATTAATCAAAGAATCTGCTGATGCACAAAAAGCGGCAATTGATGCAAATTGGGAAGATAAAGTAAAAGCCATTGGCTACGCTAAAACAGTTGCTGAGATTAAAAATATCAATAGCGAAATTGGTGTTCGTGGTGCCAAACTTGGTTTGGATACACAAACTACACAAGTCGCTATTTTGGAAAAGTTGGCTCAGATCAATAAACTCAATACTGACATTCCAGAATCAACTAGAAAAATTATCAACGACAGCGCAGTTGTTGCTGCAACATCAAAACAAGCGGCTAACCAGTTTAATGATTTGGCATCTAGGATTGAGTCTTCTGGTGGTGGATATGGTGGATTATCAACATTTAACTCTTACTTAACAAAGGTTGGTGGATTCCAAAACGGAACTTACGATTTGCGTCAGGACATTTCACTTGCATTGAGTGGCTTCCCAACTGAGACAGCAGATGCCAGAACTCTTGCCAGCTTCTTGCGTGGTATGGCAAAACTCCAAGAGATCGATGCAGCAGTTGCTAATGCAAAAACTGATTGGGTTACTCAAAACAATGGTGTTCTTACAAGAGCCAACAAGACATTTGTGGCTGGCGATTACACGGCGAAACAAGGTGAGACTTTTGTTGACTTCTCAAACCGCATTGCTAAAGATGTTAATTCAAGATATTCTGGCGTTGGCGAGAGAGAAAGAGTGCAAAGTCTAGTAAGCCAAATTCCAACAACAGGAGAGCGGCCATCAACTGGAACAAACATTTTGAATCAAGCAGATCAAATTTTGGCTAGACCTCGTGGAGGAAGATAATGGCAACAGCACAAGAATACGCAACTTGGATAGTTCAAAACAAGGATTTGCAAGGAACTCCTGAGTTTGAAACTGTTGCAAAAGCCTATGAGGTTAAAAAACAAAGTGAAAATTTAGCAACAACAACTGCTCAACTTGCGCCAAAGCCTAAAGAGGTTGGCATTGTTGAGAAGTTGATTGGTGCTGGTGAAACTGGTTTGGCTATAACTACTGGTCTATTTGGCGGTACTGTTGGCGGTTTACGAGGCGGCATTGGTTATGCGGCTCAACAGGCTAGAGAAGGCAAGATTCGTGATCCGCAGGCAACTAGGGGTCTTGAGCAAGCCATAGCTCAAGGCGCGCAACAATTTACTTATGCTCCAAGGACTGAGGCTGGTCAAGAACAAACTCAGGCAGTTGGTAGGTTTATTGGCGATGTAGTCCCGCCAATTATTCCAGTTATTGGTGCGCCATCAATGCTTACTCAAGCAACTAGACAAGCGGCTCCATTTGTGGAGGCAAACATCAGAAGGGGTGCTACTGCGGCTCAAGAAATGGCGATGATTCCTGTGCAAAGAGGAACTCAAATGGTGCGTGATGTTTTTGGCGTTGAGACTCCAGCACCAGCAGGAACAACTGGCAGAGCGAGTGGCGGTGCTATGGCTACTCCAGCAGAATTACAACGCATGACAACTGCGGAAGCATTACCTGTTCCTGTTACATTGACAAAAGGTGCGGCTAGTCGTGAGGCAGAACAGTTGGCATTTGAAAAAGAGCAAATGAAAGGTCAGTTGGGGCAGCCTTTGCGACAACGGGCTGAAGAAAACAACTTACAACTATTGCAAAACTTTGATGCAATTGTTGATCTGACAGGAGCAGAACAAGTTAGAAGCGGACTTGCTGCAACTGGTAATTCAGTTATTAACGCATTGTCAACTGGATGGGAAGGCGCAAAAGCAAAAACAAGAGCTGCTTACAAGAATGCTGAAGCACAAGGCGAACTTGATGCTTTGTTGAATCTTGAAGATTTGGCTAAATACATAAATGATAAATTGCCAGAGTCTACTGTTGCGCCAGTTCTTAATGTTGCAAGACAAAAAGGCATTCAACTTGGAGCATTAGAGCAATTACCTGATGGGTCTGTTCAGGCTTTACCAACAACTCTTAAAAATAGTGAGTTATTAAGAAGGTCAATTAGTGATACAACTGGTTTTGATCCAACTAATAGACTATTTAGTAGTGAATTAAAGAAGTTAATTGACCAAAACACAGAAGGTTTAGGTGGTGAACTTTACAAGCAAGCCAGAAAATTGCGTGAGCAACAGGCTAGAAAATATGAAGGTCGTGCAATTGTTGCCAACTTGCTTACAACAGTTAAGGGCAAAGATGATCCAAAGATTGTTGCAAGTGAAGCATTTCAGAAGTCTATTCTTAATGCCTCGCCAGAAGAGATTACATTCCTAAAACGTGTTTTGTTGACAAGTGGAAAAGATGGTCAACAAGCATTTAAAGAGTTACAAGGTGCAACTGTTAAGCATTTAGAAGATATTTCTACAGCTGGAGTTGGAACAGATTCGCAAGGCCGTGCATTGGTATCAACTGCAAAACTTAACTCTGCCATTAACCAATTGGATTCCAACGGAAGATTGGACATTATTCTTGGAAAGAAAAATGCCGAAATTGTTCGTGATTTGAATGAAGTGGCAAAGTATGTAACAACAGTCCCGCCTGGCACTCTGGTCAACAACAGCGGAACGGCTGGTGTTTTGTTGGCGGCAATGGGTGAAGCGGCTACTACTGGCGCATTAACTGGATTACCTCTTCCTGCAATTAGTATATTGAGAGCAGTTAATCAGCAAATGAAAAACAACAAGACAAAGGCGAGGATTGCTCAGGCTCTTAACAAGGCTGAAAGTTCTCAATAGGAGTTACCCATTGATCCTTTCTCTCTCCTCATGTTGGCGCAGGGTGCAGTTAGCTTTATCAAGCAAGGCTGTGCGATGCTCCATGAGGGCAGGATGGAACTGGAAGGGGCAAAGAAAACTGTTGAAGGGGTTATTGCAGATGTCAAGGCCATCAAAAACATCTGGAACTGGCTCATTGGCTTACTTAGTGGAAAGCCAAAGTCCAAGTCAACAGAAGAAGCCCCAAAGTCTTTGGCGAAAGCGAAAACTGCCTCCAAGAAGCAACAAACTTATGAGGAAATGGAACTTCTCCTTATTAAGGACATCGGGGAACGCCTTGGGTTGCTATTCGATACACAACAACAAATCAACAATTACTATCGTGCATTAGAGGAAGAGTCCAAAACTGTCTACGATCCAGAGCAAAACAGTAGTAAAAAGGCCATTGAAAGAACTCTGATTGAGTTACAGATGGAGAAGTTGCTAGAGCAAGTGCGAGAGGCGATGGTCTATGCACCAGCAGAATTGAAGGATTTATACAGCAGATTCTTGAAGATGTATGCAAAAATCGAGCAAGAACAGGAATGGGCAAGATCAGAGATGATCCGTAGAGCAAGAATACAGCGTTGGAGACAAGAACAAAGGGAGATTCGCCAGATTGAGATGGTAAGTGGGTTGGTTGCTGTTGGGTTTATTTCATTGATCTTTGGGTGGCTAATGTGGCAACTGCAAAACTTATCTGGTGGGTTTTAATTGGAGTGATGCTCTGTGTTGTTGTTGGCGCAACCTCAATGGCTTATGTGGAGACTCTTTACATGAAAGCACAACTGAAAAGAGAGATAAAAGAATTGCGTAAATTGAAACAAGAACTGAGAGAAACCAAATGAAGTATGTCTTGTTGCTGTTATTGCTAGTGGGATGCGATGACCGCTATCGGTATTATTGCCAAGACCCAAAGCACTTTTCTGCCAAACGCTGTCAACGTCCTGACTGCCAATTCACCCAAGACTGTCCTGATTACCTCGTAGCACCTATATTGGAGAAACAAGTTGTCCAACCCTCACAAATTCCAAGTCAATCGGCTTCTGACCCAAGAGGAAATTGAGATACGAGTTTGGGCTTGCGTAGTCCTAATCGTAACAATCATCCTTGCTGGCATAGTGATTTTTATGCTCTACAGCTTGGCTTTCGTTGTGCAGCCAATCAAGAGCATGGCACCCATTGATCAGGCGTTTGCCAAGATGCTCAATGACATCGTGTTATTGATAGTTGGCGGCATTGGTGGGGTGATGAGTCGCAAGGGCGTTCAGACTGTGGCCGAGAAGATGGCAACGCCTACAACGCCACCTCCAACGCCTCCTAGCACTCCTCCACCAGCCCCGTCAGCTAACACCTCAACTTGGACATCTCCATCTGGTGCATTGCCTGCATGGATAAACCCTGTCTTGGATGAAGAGTGGCGGGCACCACCACCCCCAACTACTCCACCAGACTATGTTGATCCTGCCAAGGAAGAAATAGCCAATGAACGGGCTTTAGCAAAGGCTGAACAATGATTCCTAATCCTTGGGTTATCTTGGGTGCTATTTTTGTAGCTGTCAGCGTTTATTTCTATGGCCACCATAGAGGTTGGGATGAGCGTGATGCTGAGATGCAAGCAGAGATTGCCATCAAGAATGAAGAATCCAGAACCAAAGAGCAAGAACTTGCCAAACAACTAAATGAACAATCATCAAAACTTTTGGAGGCCAACAATGCCATATCTGAAAAACAGTCTTCTCTTGATCGTGCTATCCGTGCTGGTCGGGTGCGCCTCCCGTCCGCAAGTTGCGTACAAACCAATGGAAATCCCCCCGCTGCCAGCGGAAATAGCAACCAAGCGGCAAGCGAATCTGACACAGAGACTCTCCGACTTATTGCTCAAATCGCCGCAGACGGAGACAGGGCAATCAACCAACTCAACGCCTGCATCGATGCCTACCAAGCAGTAATGGAGAAATCAAATGGTAAACGCTGACCAATTAGTAAAACTACACATTGATCCTAGTTTGGAAAGTGTTTTTAAAGAGACATTCCAAAAGTGGAATATAACCACACTCAGACAGCGGGCGGCTTTCATTGCTCAATGCGGGCATGAGTGCAACAACTTCAAAACCCTTGAAGAAAACTTGATGTATCGGGCTGAAACATTACTCAAGTTGTTTCCCAAAACGCCAAAAAGGGCATGGGGATTTACGCCTGAAGAAGCCAAAGCATACGAAAGACAGCCTAAACGCATTGCCAATAGGATTTACGGCAATCGCATGGGAAACAGGGATGAATCCTCTGGTGACGGATATCGGTTTCGTGGATCAGGTTGGTTACAGTTGACGGGACACGATAATTTCTACCACGCAGGCAAGGCTTGTGGCGTTGACTTTGTAATGCAACCAGACCTAGTGAGAACTGCCCAATATGCTGCTATAAGTGCTGGCTGGTATTGGGCAACCCATAACTGCAATCAAATCGCTGAGTCTGGAGATTGGTTAGCCTTAACCAAACGGATAAATGGCGGGACTATCGGGTATGAAGATAGGGTCAAGCACACAAACCACGCGCTTGAGGTCTTGGGCTAGTCTTTGTCTTTTTCCCACCCAAGGTAAAAGACTGCCACAAGAACTGAAACGCCTATGCAGACTCCTAATAGGAGTACAACAATTAAGGTAAGGATGTTTTCAATCATTTGATCTTGCTCCTAATTAAGTCTTCCAAACACTTCATCAAAGTGAATACCGCACTCAGGAATGAGGGTGCCAACATACCAAGAATAAAAAGCGTGACATCATACATATCTTGTCTCCAAATACATTTCGTGGAATGCCCACACAACCAGCCAATCCCACATTAGATTAGGGCAGTTCCCGTCATGGTAGTACTTTGCCATTTTTAGACAATAGTCTTTAGTTGGTGCTGGTTTCATACTTTGCCTCCAGTTCAGTAACCCTGTCAGACAGTACACGAACCAACTCGGTCAATACTGTTACTTCAGCAACTAGCTTGGCCTCCTTACTAGGATGGCGAATTGCCTCTTTCCTGACAGAACTTTGCTCCATTGCGCTAAAGACTTCAGCTTCTTCTGGAGTCTCCGTAAGAATGCGTAATGGATATGTGATACCAATTGGTTTACGCATATCAACTCCAAATATATTTGCTAAACATATAAAAGAAGAACCACACTATGGCAATCAACGCACAAAGGATGGCGAAGTCGCTGATCTGCGGTTCACGATAAGCACCTGTGAAGATGTCTTCATTCACATAGTCTTTAGGCCATGCCTCTTGCATGGTGCGTGGAAACATTCGCACAGTTGGGTGGCTTTCTTCAACTTCTTCTTGCATCATTTTATTAAACTCCTGTAAGCGTTGATTGCGTCTTTCAGATCGTTTTGCAGCTGCTCAATATAGTCCTGTTGCTCTTGCATCTTAATATAAGACTCTTTGGCAAAGTTGGCTAGATTCTCTTGGCTCCATGACTCAAATGTTGGCATTGTTATCTCCAAAATCTTTTAAGGTTGTCGGTTGAAAATGTCTTTTGGTACTCAGTTTCTTTGGGAGTAGTTAGCCTGTTTTTCTGAGGCACAACTCCTGTGAACACTTCTTCTTTTGTTTTGAATATACAGAAACAAAGTTTGCAGTATCTGCGGCGATAAGTGAATTCTTCATTCTGGATTGTTTCGGTGATTGCGATCTTGTCACCCTCGCACTTAGGACACTTCAAAATGGCACCCCGTCCCAAACCCAAGATGAACAGTCAACAAGACCAGTAATCCAATCATCTGGTGGAGGCGCATCAAACTCTTGGCACTTGCTGAAACTGAGTTTGGTGCAACTTTGGCAGTTGACAGGAATAATGTTTATCTGTGCCAATTGCTTCTTTAAATGCATTTTGATGGCGTTTAGTTCAACTAAATTCATAATCTCTCACTTCCGTATATTTTCCGTTTTGGCGAGTTGCAATGCGGGATGGTTTTTTAATGCAGTTTGGATCGAAAAGCAAAGCATTGATTGCATACTCAACACTTGTTGGATAACTAAGCGAAGTATTTGGGGAACTGCGTCTAAGCCACCAAGCAACAGCCTTCTGTCCTGCGTAACCTGTATGGTCTAGGCAGACCCATTCTGAGGCAGTTTTCAAGATTCCAGAATAGTAGTCAACCCTCAGAGAGTCTGGCTTGCCTTCCTTCTTGTGGGCGTGATATTCCACCCTAGAGATGTCGTGCCAGACCACCACTTGTTTGGATTGGGCAGACAGGAGTGCTGCATAAGATAACTTGGCATCGAGGGGCTTAACCTCTTCCTCTCGGATGGTTGCGCCACAAGCTGTGCAAGTCAGGGCAGTTGCATGGTTGCGTTCACCACAGTTTGGGCAGATGCAGAATGGGGCTTCCTGATTACTGGTCATGCGTTTGGCTCTGCCAGTTACTGTGTCCACAGTACCCATCCTTGCAACTGTGTCGGTGAAGTCAAGAACTAAGCAATCTAGCTTGCCATCTGCAATGCGGGTGCCTCTGCCCATGCCTTGGACGTACAGAACAGGCGATTGCGTTGGCCTGCACCAGATGATGCAATCCACATCTGGCACATCAAAGCCAGTTGACAAAGCCAAGACAGTTACCAAGCAACGAATCTCACCATTGCGGAAATCCCTAATGAGGTTTTCCCTTATGAGTTTGGGTGTCTCGCCACAAACAACAGCTGCTGAAACACCAAGGGAATTTAGGCGATTACAGAGGCTGTCTGCGTTAATCACACTTGGTGTAAACGCAATCCATTTCTTGCGTTCTTGGGCGGTTTTAATCGATTCTGTGGCTACTTTGTCGAGGTATTTCTCAACCTCGATGGACAACTCACCAATCTTGTAATCTCCGTTGGAGATGCCAACATTACTGGCATCGATGCGGGTGACAACTCCATAAGGTGGCGGGACTAATGGCGCAATGAATCCTGCATCGAGCAACTCACGCATGGTGACTCGACTAGCAAAGCCTGTGAACAGCGGATCATCCCCATCTGTGAGCCAGACTCCATTACCCCTAAAGGGCGTGGCGGTCATGCCAACTGTGCGAAATTCGCACAGGTCTGACAGCTTGGCCAAGAATGTTCGGTACATCCCCTGCGCCTTGGTGTCCACCAGATGCGCCTCATCAATGATGACTGCCTTGATGTCTCCAAGTTTGTGGGCAGACTTAGCAATCGATCCTATGGTGGCCACAATGACATCTGCATCATGCTGTTTCTTGCCCAAACTCGCACTCACAAAGCCAACCTTAATGCTTGGCGGTAGCAAGGCTTGTAACTTCTCGGCGTTCTGCTCTGCGAGTTCCTTACTAGGCACCAGCACAACAGTTCGAGGGTGGAAGTCTGGCCATTGATCCCACATCTGGCGCACAACTTCAGCGCAGATGATGGATTTCCCTGCTGCCGTTGGTAGCACCAGCAAGGGAATGTCCGTCACCTCTTGGTGTTTTGTCCACCAATCAAACAGATCGCTGACTGTGCGGTTCTGATACTCACGCAGGATCATTTTTTCTGGCCTCAAGCATTGCGTCTGCCACTCTATAAGCATCAGCAGAAAGCTGATAAACATTGGGGTGCATCCCATTGTTCAGTAAGCCTTGCATTGCTTGTGCGGCGAAATAGTCTCTCAGGTTTATGTCTTGGATCGGTACTGTCATACAAATTTGCCTCCATGTTGCTTGCGTATTTCCAAGCATTGCTCGTCCACCAGAATAGTCTTGTCTGCACAGGCGTGGATTTCCTGACTAGTTAAGTGGTCTGGGTTCTTGCTGGGATCACCATTGGTAAAGCGTTTTCCGTCTGCCATTTGGTAGACAACACCATCTCCATCTGTGTCAATAGGGTGGGCAGTCTTAGCCAACAGAATTGGAATGATCCTGTGGTCTGCACAACCTTGTCGCTGGTCACTAACCGACAAATCCTTTTGGTGCGTTTGGCAACTCCATCTCGCCTCTCCATCCATTTCTGGGGTGGCATGGGCGCATGATCTGCAAGATGCGGCTGGTGTATCTGTGCCATGACAAATTGCGTGGTAGTCGCAGAACTTGCACTCATACCAACTAGGATCAGCAGAGACACCAACAGGAGGCTCGGCAGCTGTGATGACCGCAATGGCCTTGTCAATGATGGCTTGAGCCTCTTGCACGTCAAACTCGATTCGCTCTGTATAGATTTCATCGTTATCCTTGTTGACTACAAAGTACAAAGCTCGTTTGCAACCATCTTCACCAAACTCGTCTTGCGACCACTTCATGTATATTTGCATCTGCGCCCAATGTTCTGGCTTGGACTTCTTTACTCCATTTTTTTGCATATCCCGAAACATCTTGTACGAGGCAGTCTTAATTTCCAAGATATGCGGTGACTTGGGTGCCTGTGGCAGACCCGTGATGATGCCATCACAGTTGCCTTGGAAGTGGCCACCAGAAGACTCTTCAACAAAAGACCATTGCTTGCCAGTAGCTGGATTGTTTTGGTAAACAGTACAACCAATGCTTGCCAAGTCTTGGTAGACCCTTGGCTCTTGCAAGTGGCCAGATTGGAACACTCGATACAAGCGGCCTGAGAACTGTGCAGCCTTAGACCAGCGGAAAGAATACCAATGCTGGCGCAAACAAGGCTTGCCAATGGTAGAGGCTCCAAGGTATGGACGCTGTAACTCAGAGCCATACTTTGCCTTGTAATAAGCAAAGATGGCATCTGATACAGGGTCAACTACCGCAGTTGGTAGTTGTGCCATATTACTTCTTAGCCCAAGCAGGGGCTTTGGCAGAAGGTGCAGCAGCTGGTGCAGTTGGTGTTACATCAGCAACTTGTGCTGAATGTGTGGGTGTAGCACCAGAGGCAGACTCATAACCTTTTATGTTATTGCTTTCCTGATACTTGCCATCAGCCTCACGGACTGTGACCTTGACTCGCACAGGCTTGAAGTGCAGCGCAGAAGTGTCTTCCAACTTGATGACATTCACGGCGTGGCAAAGGGCAGACAACTGCGCCTGTGCAATGCGTTGGGTAGTCTCGCTGGTGTGTTGGATGTTCAGGTTGTCCCAAACTCGGCGGCCTTTGTGCTGGCCATCAATGATCTCCAAGGTCAGCTTTAAACCTTGGCCATTGCCAGAGGCCAATGGGCGGATGTCAGACTCGGTGATGTGCGCCAGATAAGTGCCAGCGGGTAAGACTCCATTTGTTACCTGTGGAGCGACAGAAGATGCGTCAAAAGAAAAATTGGCCATTTTTTAGATTCCTAAAGTTAATAAAGTTACGGATTGAAAGATCAAGACTGTGCTTTTGTCAAAGCGTCTTGGAATACCGCCCAATCAAGCGGCATATTGGATAAGCCAAAGCGGTTGCCACCGCAATGGGCTGGGTGAGCCTCAACGTGCAAGATGCGTTCACCCGTTGTAGTTGCCTTGGTTTCTTTCTTGTTGAAACCAGCGTCTGTCTTACTGGTGTAGATGCGGTAGCCTGCATAGCCAATCACATCTGCCCATTCCTGCACCAGAGCAGCGGCTCGGTCATGCAGTTTTAGAACATGGGAGTCATAACCCTCAGTTAGCGGGTCTTCCACTCGTTTGATCTTGTCGTGGGCAATCAGGATGATTCCCATCTGCTTGGTGGATCGCAAGACTTCCAGACCAGTTAAGAGGTTGCGCCACTCTTCAGCGGCGGCAACATAGCCCTTCCCAAAGCCTGGCTGTTCGATGTTCTTCCACCCATTCTGCTTGCACACATGATCCTGCACCTGTGGCTCCAGCCAATCGAGCGAGTCAATGAACAGCGTCTTGAAGTCATGCTCATTGGTAATCAGAGTTTCAATAGCTGAGTAGACCTCTGCCAAACTAGATGCCAGCGGGAATGCGTTTGTGTCTACAGCGTCTGCACCATCCTCGGTCAAGATGCCAATGGCGTTGGGTGCGTGTGATGCAAAGGTGGTTTTGCCGATCTTGCCTGCGCCAACTAGGACTATCTTGGGCGCACGTACACGGCGGGTTTTGGTGATGGATTTGAGATCAAACATTTTTTTCTTTCAGGTTTACGGATGGTTTTGCGGGTTTTGAGGTGAAGAATTTGGCAGCTTCTGCATAAGCAGCAGCATCGAGGTCTTGCAATGCACGGAGTTGGCGAAGATCAACTTCTGGTTTCCAGCGAAATGCCTTTTGCACATTGGCACCAAGCAATTCAAACTCGGCAGACAAAGCCTCTGCATCGACTGTGCGAGTCAGTTTCCAATAGATGGAGAAATCCTCGTCATTGTGTGTGCCCTCGCCACCATCTGGCGTGACATAGAGGGCAAGAATCTTATTCTCAACATCTAAGCGGTTCTTCTTGGCCGTTTCTTCTGCCAGCTTTGCGGCTCTGAGTTCCGCAACAAGTTTAGTAATCATTTGAGTTTTCCTTTAAATCTTCAAGGGCGATTTCGCAAATGTGATCCACAAGGGATTGCATAAGCAAGTGGGCGATGTCAACGCCATTGGTGAAGGCGTTAACAAGGTTCATGCACTCGTCTATGTCGGGTGCGTCTGGGTAGTTTTCTTCTGCTGGCTCATACTCCAACTTGCATTGGAGTTCGACACCTTCAACCTCGCAGTTAAATTGATAGAGGTCTGGGGTCATGCTCTGATCCCCCAAGCGTTGTATAAAGGTTTGGCATCATAGACAGGTTGAATTTCAACTGCTGATTGAAAAGAGCCAGCGGTTCTGTGGGTGGGTCTGCCCCATGCGTCTTTAGCGTTGTGGTTGACCAGTTGGCCTCGGCGAACTGCCATGTATACGGCGTTGGGCGTAAAGCCTTCTGCCATGATTTCTTTGATCGTGCGTGGCTCGGCGCAGAACTCTTGCAGTCGAGTGATGTGGGTCATGCTGCCCACCATGCCACTAGGAGCCATGCAAAGCCAACAGCTACCAGCGTGGCGGCGAGGATGTCTTTGAGGGTTTGGTTCATTTCAATTGTCCTGTAAAGGTTGAAAGGGATGGGGCTTGCGCCCCGTGGGATTAATAATCTTGACCAGCCCGTGCGGGTTGTGCGCCTAAGAACTGTGGGTTAAATGGGGCATCATGTTTCCATGCCACCTCTTTCTTGGCATCGATGCGTTTGAATAAGTCTGCTTGTTTGCTGGTTTCGCACTTCACGCATTGATACTGATCTGCCTTGAACTCAGACCAATTACCTGACATTGGTGTGCGTAGAATGTTTCTGCCACAAGCGGTTTTGGATGTCATTCCAGAACCATATTTGTTTAAGTGCATTACTCTCATGCTGTTGCCTCTTTATTCAAGATGGCTAATACTTCTTTTGCGCTAGATGCCTCATAGTCACGGCAGACCGCAACCTCAACGCCGTTGTCGTACACCACAAGCCATGCACCTGATACTGTGCAATTAAGGCGTGGATTAAAGCGTTCCTTTTGGCAATAAATTTCTACAATTTTCATTTCGTTTCCTTTGTGTTGACCTTGCGGCGTGATGTGCAGAGAACCTATTTCCCTGCCCATGACCAGAATTCTAGCAAAAAACTAGAGGTTTCTAGCGGTTTGATAGAAATAATTGAAAATAATTGCTATCGGTATCCCTAATAGGGTTTGCACCTATATCAACAGAGTTCTATCTTTCTGCTAGACTCGCTCCCCTATGAACACACTTAATATCACTCCCGAAGAGAGGAGAGAACTGGCCGAGAAGGTTGGACTCTCAGAACAATATATCTACCAATGCCTGACAGGAAGGCGAGAAATGTCTGCTTGGCAGGCTGTCTGGGTTGAGCAAGAGTCTGGTGGCAAGATCACCAGAAAGATGCTCTGTCAGGGTAGTTGGCAGGCGATTTGGCCTGAACTGGTGGAGGCATGAATGAGTTGGCTTTATTCAGCGGCGCTGGTGGCGGAATACTTGGGGGAAAACTTCTCGGATGGCGAACAGTCTGCGCTGTCGAGTGGGAAGCCTATCCCGCAAGCGTATTGTGCGCCAGGCAAAATGACGGTCTTCTCGAAACTTTCCCGATTTGGGATGACGTTCAAACCTTTGACGGAAAACCTTGGAGAGGAATTGTTGATGTCGTATCTGGAGGCTTTCCATGCCAAGACATCTCAGCAGGAGGAAAGGGAGAAGGAATCGACGGAGAGCGATCTGGAATGTGGAGAGAAATGGTACGGGTCATTCACGAAGTACAACCCAGATTCGTCTTCGTGGAGAACTCACCAATGCTCACTTCTAGGGGACTTGGAAGAGTTCTCGGAGACTTGGCCTCAATGGGGTTTGATGCGAAATGGGGAGTGCTGGGAGCTTCCGATGTTGGCGCAAACCATCAGAGGGAAAGAATCTGGATCGTTGCAGAAAATGTATCCAACACCGACGGTGGCTTGTGTCGAGGGCGGGGAGCAGTCGGACAGGGTGGAGGAGACGCAATCAGGAGGTTACATCCTGAGAAAACTCAACAAACCGAATATGACTTATGGTGCGAAGCTTTCGGACGCGATCCTGTACGAAGAGAAAAAGAAAAACAAAGCAGTTGGTGGAAAGTTGAGTCCAACTTGGACCGAGTGGTTGATGGGATGGCCTCTAGGGTGGACAGACTTAAAGCCATTGGAAATGGACAAGTCCCACTTTGTGCAGCCACAGCGTGGCGAATTCTTAGCGAAAGAAACTGATGAGTAACTTAACAAGCATTTTCCCCAACGGCTTTGCCGTTGCTACTGAGAGCCAAGACCTCATTGATCCCATTACGGCGTTTACCAGACATTGTGAGGCGCAAGGGCTGTTGATTAAAGACTTGATACCAGATGGGCAGATTCACAGGGTGGCCCACATCTCTTCCAAGAAGGGTGCAGTTGATGGTTGGTACATCCTTCATACTGGTGGAAAGATTCCAGTTGGTGTTTGTGGCTGTTGGAAGGAGCCTAGCTTTGAGTCCAAGTGGGTGGCAGATACTGGTAGAGCCATGACCTTCTCAGAGAGGTTAGAGCATGACAAGTTGATCGCTGAGATCAGAGCCAAGAGGGAGGCTGAAAGGTTGGCAACTCAGGCAGAGGTTGCGACACAAGCAGAGGATGAGGTTTCAACTTATGCTGATGCGTCAGCAGACCATCCTTATTTGGTGAGGAAACGTATAGCACCAAACGGGATAAAGATTGATCGTGCAGGCAGGCTCGTTGTGCCTGTTAGTGATTCTTCTGGGGAAATACTGTCGTATCAAACCATCGATGCGGATGGAAACAAGCGGTTCTTGAAGGGTGGCAAGATCGAGGGTGGTTTCTATGAACTGCGTGGTAACAGAAAGGTGATCTTCATTGGTGAAGGGTTCGCAACTTGTGCGTCCATTCACCAAGCGACAGGGTTCACAACTTTGGTGGCGTTTGATTGTGGGAACTTGGCGAAGGTGGCCAAGAGTGCCAAGGAAATGTTCTTAGGGTCAAGGATTGTGATCTGTGCTGACAATGACCAGTTCACAGAGGGCAATGCTGGAGTGACCAAGGGAAGGGCGGCAGCGCAGCTGGTGTTTGGTGAGATTGTGTATCCTAATTTTGCGGAGTCTGATTTGTCTTCCAAACCAACAGACTTCAACGATCTTCATGTACTGCAAGGCATAGATGCGGTCAAGGAGCAGATCGAGAGAGTGGCGTTGCCTGCCATAGACAAACTAGCATTCGAGTTCACCAGAGCAGATAGTTTGGAACTCACAGAGATTAAGTGGGTGGTAGATGATTACATTGAGGCAGACTCCTTGGCACAGGTCTTTGGCGATCCTGGCGGTGGGAAGTCATTCGTGGCCATCGACTTAGCCTGTTGCGTTGCAACTGGCAAACCTTGGCATGGGCATGACGTTAAGCAGGGAAGTGTGTTCTACATCGCTGGTGAAGGGCACAACGGATTAGCCAGAAGACTGAAGGCATGGCAGATTGGTAACGGGACAAGTCTGGCTGGTGTCCCGTTGTACAAGTCCCATCGTGCAGCGCAGTTGTATGACGCAACAGAGGCGGCAGTTGTGGCGGAAGCGATTAAAGAGCTGTCGGCGGAGGCTAATTGCATACCAAGCATGATTGTGATTGACACCCTAGCCAGAAATCACGGCGGCGATGAGAACTCGACTCAGGATATGAATGCGTTCATCCAGCACTTAGATGTTTACCTCAGACAACCTTGGAAATGCTGTGTCATGGTGGTTCACCACAGCGGAGTGGCAGACAAGGATCGCTCCAGAGGGTCAACAGCCCTAAAGGGTGCATTGGATGCTGAGTACAAGTGCCAGTTGGATTCAGGCACCAAAACCATAGCTTTCGAGTCCAAGAAGATGAAGGATGCGGAAATGCCATCCCCTAAGAACTTCCAGATCACCCAAGTCGATCTACCCATCAATAACAAAAACGGGATGCCAGTCAAAGGTGCATACCTGACAGCGGTAGACATCAGCGGTCTGGTTAGCCAAGTGCAAAAGAAGACCTACCTATCGCCAAACCAAAAGCAAGTGATGGAATGCTTGGTGATGCTAGAGGTCAGTTTGTTTCAGAATCACCAGTTACGGCCAGTTGGATACGATGAGTGGAGAGACTCAGCCAAGGAGCATGGAGTTAAGAACAACAGATTCTGGGAAGTAGTAAAAAGTATGATATCCAAGGATATGGTGGTTGAGGTGGATGGTGGTTACAAGAGCAAAAATAGCCAGCCAAGTGAGGTGAAAGTTGATTGATTTGCATCCGAAACCATCCGAAGTGCATCCGATTCGGATGGTTCGGATAATAAGGATATCATCCGAATCATCATCCGAAGTCATCCGAAACCATCCGAAACCATCCGCCTTCCGTCCTGCCAATCATCCGAATCCTTCCTCCTTAGTCTATAGACTAAGGAAGGATCGGATGGCGGACGGATCGGATGATCAGGATCGGATACGGGATTTGGGGATTGGGCTGTTGTTTGGTGAAGAGGGTAAGAAATGATTGAAATAAGGATAGAAATGAAGATTGTCTCAACTGCGAACTTAAGACTACATTGGGCTGTTAAGGCTAGATTGGCGAAAAGTCAAAGGCAAAAGGCGTTTAACGCCTTGGCATCTGTGGCCGTTCCGCCGCCGTTACCCTTGACCTTGGTGCTAACGAGGATTGCGCCTCGCCAGTTAGATGGTGACAACTTGCAGTCGGCGTTTAAAGCAACCCGTGATGGTGTCGCTGATTGGCTTGGCGTTGATGATGGGCATAAGCAGCTGGATTGGCAGTACAGGCAAAGAAGCGGTGGTGCTAAGGTTTATGCTGTTGAGTTGGAGGTGATTTAGGATGCCTCGCCCACCAAGCAAACATACTGTCCAGTTCCGCAGGGTTCTAGGTGATGCGGAACGGACAATCCTTTTGGCCGCTGGTGATGGGAACATATCTAATGGCTTTGTCGCTGTAATGGAGTTTTACCGACATTTCTACGAATTCGGCTACAGACCTTGGATGCCCGTCCAATCCCTTGAGGTTAGTCTGGCTACAGACGAGTCAGATCAGAGGCTTGTAGCCCGTTTTAAGAAGAATAAGAGGCATATGTGCAGTCTGTCTGACCTCGATCCTTCTTAACGAATGTTTGCAATGACTATCGGTTTGTTAAAGTCAATAGTCAAAACCTAATTAGTTTCAGTCAATCGGATGTTTAAAGTCGATAGTCAAAACCTAAGGTATAGCCAAAATGCACCATCTGACTCTTTCATCTTTTTCTCTTGGCCAGCCAAATTCGACCGCCCGAATCCCCAGTTATCCACAGGCCAAATGGCCAGTTATCCACAATTGCTGTGGACTGTGCTGGAATACAACAGAATTCTATGTATAACCTGTGCATAAC